TACAAAGGTCCACCTACAGCTTTATTTATACTGGTGCTGTAATGTCAAGGGATAAGATGCAGCTGGCAGGACACCACATCTTATATATTATTAAGTATCACGATCAACAATGGACAACCACACGTCGCCTTTCAGCACGTGTCCAACACTCATGGTTCGAATCTCCTCTTCTAAAGTCAAGATCTCGGACTCACCTAATTGGTAACGTTGCCACATGAATCTCCATGTGTCCTCCACAACGTCATGGCTGTTGTCAGCCCATATTTTGTAATCATACCCTCTATCGCTCCAAACCCTTTGCCCCTCGGTCAGCTCAAGGAAACGGGAAACGACAACCCGCAAGATTGGTATAAAGCTAGTGCTCTTGCGCAAAGACATGCACACACCCCGAAGCCAAGCTAAATAGCTTCCTGGCAATTTGTGCATACACATAAAAGTCTTGGCAAGAACTCTACCAATCTTTGGACCCAACACGAAACCACGTTCGGTTGGGTAAAACAATCCACTGCAAAAGTCTATGTCAGGCGCAGGCACCGGTTTCAAACCACCGGATACATACTGGGCACAAACAAGCGAAGGGTGAGCGGTGTAAACGAGAGCGTCATCACCACTAACCACGGCAGCAAGCACGTAAGGGCAGGCTTCGAGCAAGACGAGGTGCAATCGAGAGTTACCTCCCGAAGTGTCACCATCACCAGACGAAACCTGAGCAGTACGTGTGTACTTTATTCCATACCGAGTAACGCCAATACGCGTTCCAACTCGGTCATCATAAGCTCGTAGAGTTTCCAGGGGGGCACCGCATTTGCGGTAATCCTTGTGCAAAGCTCCCATTGCACTCGAACTAACGGTACCATCCCACCTTTTGCAATCAATTGCATTCCAACGCGCCCCAATAATCAGCGATTCCACACCGAGGTCAGAACCAAGTCGGCTAACACAACATTTAGCACGAATCAGTAATGGTCCACTGCGGAGGGGAACTTCACCATAAAAGCTTCCTACCTCCTCAGCTGACCTACCTCCGGCATAAAGAAAGAGACCCCTCGGGTTATACACCTCCTTCAGCTTCTTACTGTAGCTCCACGTCCAGGGACCGGTCGTTATCTTGACACCTAGAGAACGACCCTGGATGAGCCGTGGGGCTGCATTGGGCTTGGTTTTGCGTAGACCTACAATTGCTATGCGCTTCTCACGTTTGACAAAGGCTTTCTGTATAAGCTCCTTTCGCGTCAAAGCGTGTGACAAAGAGGCAACGTTGCTGAGTTGTCCCCGCGCACGTGTTGGCAAATGCTTGATCCACTCATCAAGATCTGGAAGAGTGACGTGACCCACTCTCCTGACTCTGGAGAACCATAAACTCCAGATTTTGCTGGGACTGTCCTCCCTAGCTGTCACCCTACTCATGACAGCCGCGCGCTCATTACACAGGCACGCGCGGAAAACAGATACTTGAACCCCTTCGACACTTAGTGCCACATAGTGACACCACGGCTTCCCTTCATTACAAGGAAGCCTGCCGATTATTGGATGCCCGAGAGGCAAACGAACCGTGTTACTCCCAGCAACTGGTTCGTTATTACGAAGCTCAAACTCATCAACGCATTCATCGTTCTCCTTAATCGGCAATAGGGGATATGAAGTCCCCTGGCGATATGCCAAGTAGTTAAACGCGAAATGACCAAGGACCCCCAACCGAAGTGGCAGGAGCCCGCAAACAATATGCATCAGCAATGTGGGGGGATACTTTGAGCCGTGCTTAACACTCTCGACAAGTGGTATCAACCATCCGATGTGCCAGGGTCTCCTTTTCGAAATCTCCTCCACCACCACTTGCAGTCCTGCCATAGCAGTTCCACCATATTGTGAAAGATTTCCCGTCGGGACACCAGAGCCCACCTGTCGTACCCACAACAACAAAGCAGCCATTACTGAAACAAGAAACGGCACACCTATCTCCTTGTCGTTCTTCATGTAAGAAACAAACTTGGAAACACGTGCACCAATCGCCTGTGCAATTAATTTGCGTAGGGTTGGAAGTTTGGTCGCGAGCTCGCCAGCCCACGACTTAAGTAGCCTACTAATCAACACCCGTCGCAAAAGGACATACAAACATGCAGACACCGAAGACCATTTAATGGTCTTAAGCACGATGTCCAACCAAGTGTTTGGACCGTTCCCAGCCCACAACCCCTTGGTCATCTTATTGAGAGACAAGCTCCCAGGCACAATATGTTGGTACATAGCTTCTTCAAAACGACGGTTGTGAACCATCGCCAAGAAGGCTAATCGCATACTCACGAT